TAGTCAATTTAGGAAATGGTAAAAAGAAAACAAACACGGGAATGGAACAAGGTAACTTAATCCACACCATAAACCTTGAACCCGAAAAGTTCGACGAAGAGTACTTCATAGTTGACGGCGTACTTAATGCAAATGGGTCTATTCCTAAGAAACTTTTAACAGCCGAAAACCTTGCGAATGCAAACGGTAGACAAATCATTTTGCAACCTCAATTAGACCTCGCAAACTTGTCTAGGCAAAACATTCTAGCTTATCCCGAAGCACAAGAAGCAATGTTCGGTGAAGGCGGAGAGAATGAAGTTTCTTTTTTCTATATTGACTACGAGATTGTAAAGATTCTCACTAACGGACTGTATGACTTTCCATTCGCAATGCGTGTTAGGCCAGACCGTTTATATTTAAACTACGAAACGAAGAAAGGTAAAATCATCGACCTTAAGTCTTCGAGAAATATTAAAAAATCTGCATTCGAAAGAGATGCCAAATGGAACTTTAAGTACGCAATGTCGGCTTATATGTACGTCTACGTAATTTACAAACTTACAGGCGTTATGTGTTCTTTCGAGTGGGTTGTCGTCGGTTCGGACGCATGGGCACCTATCGCAGTTTATCCACTAAGTGAAGAAACACTCGCATTGGGCGAAATACAATTTAATGAAGCAATTGTAAATATGATCAACGGAATGGAGACAGGCGAATGGCGTTACCAAAAGCAACCACAGGTTATGTAATTAATTTATCAAGTTTTTCTTCGGATAAACCGGAAACAAATACAAAAACCAAAAGGCGCAAATGTTTAATGTGTGGCGATCATTTTGACAGTGCCGGTTCACAGTTTAGACGTTGTGGAGAATGTAAAACAAGGTACGCAACTTGGATAACAACAAGTGAGGACACGCCCGAAGACATGTTTGGGATTATGTACGGGGGCGGAAGTCGCACCTTAAGTGGTTCTGATACGGAAGTGAGTGCAGAACGAAGTGAAACAGTGGAGTGAAACATTTTATTGATTTCGAAACTACCGGTTTTGACCCGTGGAAAAATTGTGCTGTTAGTCTCGCTTGGATTATTGCCGACGACGATTATCAACCGATTGCAAAGTTCTACGAAGAGTGCTGCCCAAATGTTCTTAACTGGACAATATGGACTAAGGAAGCACAACGCGTACACGGATTCACGCCGGAATACATAAGCAAACAACAAAGCGAAACGGCATTGTGTGAAAAGTTACTAGCGTTCTTAGAGGAAAATAACGACGGAACATTAGGGAACTTATATTACCACGCCGATTCACACATAGATCACAAGTTTTTAATGGGCATACTGCTTAAGAACTTAGACGGGAGATATTATGAAATTTATAAATTCATTCGCGCAACTGGACATCGCAACACAATGTCTGATTTTAGGAATCACCTTGGGTCTAAGTTATATGGCCTATCGAAGCTTGCGAAACATTACGACGAACCCTTGGAACACCATAATGCCTTATCAGACACAACATGTTTGTTAAATTGTTACCGGAAAATGGAATACGAAAAAAAAGGATACCTTATCAAAGAAGGTGTTAACGAAAACCTAGAAGAGAATATAAAGATTGCAGAAGAAACAATAAAAGAAAAAATAACGGAGAACAAATGAAAATTTTAATACTTGGGATAATGCTAACACTTGCATCATGTAGCGGTTCTAACAAGTACGGCGAATGTATAGGTGTAACAGAAGACGGTGACCCGAAACTTAGTTACAAAATTAGCGTAAGAAATACGATTTGGTCAGTGCTTGGGTTTGAAACAATCATTGCTCCCGTCTTGTGGGCAACCGATTACGCGAAATGTCCTACAGGCTTTAAAAGAAAATAACCTTGCTAACCGTTTATTCGGGCGTAGGGGGCGTTGGCAGTTCTATAAACTATAAAGTTGTGTGTGAATACGTCGCCCCCTAATTTATATATTGGAGACAAAATGAGATGTTTTAAAGAACCTACAAAGAAGCCTGTTATCGCTTCACCACGATTACCAGACGACACACGATTAGGCGATTCGGTTAACGACCCTAAAGTTGCGTTCGTAATCGGGCACAATGAAAAATCACAAGGCGCACTTAACTACTTAGGCGAAAGTGAATACGTATTTAACACAAGAATCGCACAGAAAGTTCAAAGAAAACTAATCGACGCAAATATAGGTTCTGTAATTATTTTCAGACCAACAAATACAGGTTATACAGGCCAGTGCAGAAGTGTTGCGAAAAAGGCAAAAGACTTAGGTGTTTATTACGCAATTTGTATGCACTTCAATTCGGCAGGACAAGGCGCAAAAGGTTGTGAAGTTCTTGTTACGAAAAAAGCAAACCTAAAGGCGTTAAAAATTGCAGACGAATTTACAGACCGATTAAACATGAACCTAGGAATTAGAGAACGTGGTGACGACGGAATTAAGTACGTAGGAAAAGGGCATAACGGTTACGGAATGTTAGACGCGCTAGAAAGCGAAGACGTTGATTCTATTTTAATTGAACCATGTTTTGCAAACTACAGGACGCCGGAAAGTCGTTCAATATTTGAATACGAAGACAGATATGCAGACATAATCGCCGGTTCAATAAGTAATGTTCTTGGTGTCGCGTAATGTTTGGAGTTAATAGCACTGAATGTTTGGGGTCATGGGCGATTGGGAACAATTGTGAACGTTGCGCAAAATGTGTTGAGAGTAACCCGTATTTCGATTCTACCAGTTCGCACATTGGTATTCGATTAAACGGTTACGTTGACGAGAACAATAAGGTCTTAAGTAAGAGTGAACTCGACAGGCGTATTAATAAAATACAAAGCGAGAACGCAGAAATGAAAAGCAAAGACTATTTCTACACGTCGCCCGAGTCGGTACAGAACAAGATTAAGTTCTTAGAGTTCTGGCTTGAAGACAACAAAGAAATTCTACGTCGTATTAAAAATCACCCGTTCGCAACTAAGGCGAAGTGGTTAAAAGATATGTGCGCCGTTGGTTTAGCGGGTGAATAAGAATAATTAACAACTAACAAAGGAAAATAGCATGAAAATGATTACAATGATTACGATTTTATTACTAACAACTTCTTGCGGAAAGGCTTATAAACATTGGGTTGGAGAACAAAGAAAGATTGAATTAAAACTCGAAGGTGAGGCAAGGTTGCTACAAGCGATTTCTGAAAAGACGATTGCAATTGAAGAAGCTAAAGCAGAACTTGAAAGTGCAAAATATAAATCATTAGCAGAGATTGAACGTGCAAAAGGTGTCGCAAAAGCAAACGCCATAATCGGTAATTCATTAAAAGGGAACGAGGGGTATTTACGTTATTTATATATTTCGAACTTAGATAAAGCAGAGTCGAACGGTTCAATTAATACGATATACATTCCTACGGAAGCGGGTTTACCAATTCTTGAAGCGGGTAGACGCAAATAATGAACGATAAGCAGTTCTTTTGTCGAGTGTGTAAAGGGTTTTGCGCATTCGACACAATTAAGAAAGGTACGTTTTCAGAAAAGACGGGCAAGGGAAAATGCAAGCCTTGTCATAACATTTATAGCAAAAATCGACACATGAACAAACGTGCAGCACATGCGCCCGAAGACTATTTGGCGTGCGACGATTGCGACAGAATAATGAAAGATACACACACGGTACGTTGCAAGTTTTGCAATAGTGAGAACATAGAGTGGTTAATGTAATGGAAACACTAATTAACTCATACGCAAATTTTAACAAAGACAAATGTACGGGCAGAAAATTAATGCTCAACTTATATAGGTTTTATCTTGGATACGAATTTGAAAAATTATAAATCATGGCTAGACGAAAATACACTTCTACACCATGTTAATAACCCGACAGAGCAAAGCAGCGAGAACGAAATACTATTCACCGCCGAATACGTTCTTCTGCGACGCTTGTTGGGCAAAGAGTGCTACTTTCCGTTTCTAGGTTACGCCTTTTACATGGAAGAATGGCAAGACGGAAAACACATGAGTCACGACAACCGCACGGGCATACTTGCAATTGACAGTGACCATTACCCTTTATATAAACTTGCAAACCGAACATGGCTACACCCACGCGACCTTGTGTTCTGGGGTTATAAAAAGCACCCACGACTGTTCTGGCCGTTGCTTCCTATCGTTTGCATTTCTAACATCATTAGTTGTGCGAAGACTTACAAAACACATAAAGACGGACGAAAAGAACTTACTACGAGTGGTAAAATGCTTGCATTCGTACGTAATAAGTCAAGCAATCTTGAGTTGACCCATAAAGTCTGTACATGGTTTATTAGGCGTAACAAACACTTCGGAAGTTGGACGAAAGTATCTAAGATTTATTTTCCAAACAAAGGGCACCCAATTCCAATCTTAATGAGTGAGTGGGAGCAAACGGCATGAGTGACACGAGAGTACACTTCGACATGGGGTGCATGAAGACAGGGCCATTCTCGAAACATACAGACGACCGCGCCGACGTTACTTGTTCACCCTGTAAAAGAAAGTACGGAATAGGCGTGCATATTAAATCTTTCATCGTCGCAAAGAATGGGTTCTTGAACATCGTAGAAAGACCAAGCGAAGGTGAGTTTATGTTGGAACGTTTCGATTACATAGGAGAGTTTGATGGCCGTAGATTGTTCTGATTGCAACGCCGCTTGTTGCCGATACATTGAATGCGAATACATAGCCGCCGATAATAAATGTTCAATTTATAAAACTCGTCCAGAAGTTTGCAACGCCGAATACATGTACGAGCATCATCATTCAAAAAACATGACGAGAAAAGAGTGGGAAGTCAGTTTAAAAGAGTCTTGTGTCGACATGCGCGAGAGAGTGAAAACTAGCGTTAGTGAAGTTCCAATAAACGTCTTTAAAGCAAATGATTTCTTCAAAGCGAACATATCCAAGGATATTGTTTAATATTCCAATAAGTATTATTTTATTAAGGCGGTAAAAGTCGCTTTAAAGTTCGGATATAAAATGCACTTAACTTGTTAAAATTGTTCAAATAACAATGAAAGTTTCGAACTTCCGTAAGTTTGCCTTGATTAAACCTTAATTGTTTTTTAAGTTAAGAGTAAGGGAGTGCGCGTGGAAATTAGAAAAGTTGTCGTTGTTGATGACGACGAAGACTATCTCGACTACCTTTGCGAGTCAATTGAAAAAAGGCATAAGAAAATAAGGGTAACAAAATTCAAGGACTACGAAGAATTATTAAAAAAATTACCAGAGGCCGAACTTTATATTTTTGATAGAACAATAAAGCATTCGTACAACCTGTTCGATGCCTTAGAGTTAAATAGTCCATATTTTAAAAACAAAAGAATTGTAATGTGCACCTCTTATATTTATGACCCGCTAGAAATTGCACTACTTAAAGAAAAGTACGGAATTATGTTAGTGGTAAAGAAGCATGAGTTTGCATACGAATTTGATAGATTAATAGAAATTTTAAAACTATAGGAGAGTGCGCAGTGAAAGTTAAAATGATTGCCATGGCAGACATTGAACAAGTTGATAATTCAAGAAATAAATACAAACCAAATGAGATGACAGACCTAATGGCGTCAATTAAACATGACGGACTTTTGCAACCAATTGGACTTAGACCGAATAAAAAGAGAAGCGGCAAGAAGTTTACTATTAATTTTGGTAATCGTCGTTATAGGGCATATAAAATGCTTGGACGAAAAGAAATTCCTTCAAACATTCTTGAAGCTGCGGAAACAGAAGCCGACGTAATTGTAACTAATTTAATAGAGAACGAGCATAGAAGTGAAGTAAGTGACGCCGAAAAAGGACGTTATTATCAATTGCTCATAAGCGATGAACACGGTTTAAATGTTGACCAAGTTGGCGTTCGTATTGGTGTCTCTGTACAGAAAGTTAAACAATGTATTCGTCTATATTCAGACATACCAGAAGAGATACGTAAGAAAGTTAAAACAATTAAACAGGGTGCAAAGAAAAATGGTGCAATACCTGTCTCTCAAGCCGACAAAGTTCTCACTCTAGCAAAAAAACATAACTTCAAAAAACAAAGCAAGGAAAAACTTTTTAATTATTGCACGGAAGAACATGTAACGAACCAACATTTAACAGGCGTAATGAATTTAATGTCTGCGGGTGCAACGTTTGAAAAAGCAAAAAAGAAAGTCGACTCAGTCAAAACTATTACATTACAAATACCAGTTAAGCTTGAAGACTGGGAAGAGTTTGTTAATATGTTCGGGACTGCCGACAAAGTTAGAACCGAAATGTGTAAATTCTTTTACGGTGAAGACACAAATCAAATGTTGTTTCAAAAACCTTACTAATGTCGACGTCAAAAGTTGTCGAAAAGAATATTTCCTTTTCTGAGCATGAGACAAGGTACATCGTTAATAAGAAGTTTAAAGGCGTTCTTTACACTTTTGCGTCACCCAATTTGAAGGATTGCCAAGATTTTGTTATTGCAGTTGAAAAAGGTAAGACAAAAGAATTTAAACCGAAAGTGAAAACGAAACCGTTTAAAATGGGAAGTTATAAGAAAGTTGAACATTGCATACGGACTACGCCAAATGGTTCTTATCAGGTTCGAATAAATAGGGCCGGTCGTCGCTATGAAAAGGTTGTTAAAACATTAGACGACGCAAGATTCGCACGAGACGAAATGAAGACGGTGACAATTTCGATGCTTCAAGAAACGATTAAAGGAATTGCTGAAGGAAGGTGCCAACGCCCATTTAATGTAAACATAGGGCTAAAGGTAAAATTTGAATTTAATGAAACCAAGAACCGAATGGAAATCATGCTGTACGACAAAGGTGATTGGCGAACTTATACATTAAACGAAGAGAAGACTACAGAGTTAAGGAACAGTTTAAATGGCACTATTAGAAGAATTAAGTATGGAGAATCAAAAGACGATTCAAGACTTAAGAGAAACGTTACGACAGCAAACAAACGTAAGAAGTCTAAAGGTAAACAGCAAACTTTGCTTTAATTTTGACCCCGACGAAATGTGCATTGAAATTGTTATCGTTGGTAAAACGTTTATTCTTGGACGCCGAAAGAGTCGTGCCGTAATTGAGTTCTTATCAGGCGCACTTAAAGAAATGGACAAAGAGGACAAAACAAAACGCGTAATACGTGAAGTTATGGGCGGCGACTATGACTGTTAATTTTAGTGGCCCTTGGGGTGAATACACAATGGACGAAAAGGCACCGTATGCCGGACTCATTAAGTATGGACTCATTCAATTGAAATACCTCCAAAAGCATCAAAAGGACACGGAATATATTAGAAACGATATAAGTGGTTATGAACAATTACTTGCGACAAAGAACGTTGAAGAGAGTTGCCGAATATTTACAATAACTAAACAAGATGCAAACAGCACGGGCAAACGATTTAAAGATAACCTTGCCGTTGTAGAACATTTAAAAAAGAATGGACTTTGGAATGAGTGAGGACGAAGTGATCTACACGAACAACCATATGGAAATTCACCAATACAAGTATCTTAAGCGTTCGAACAGTAGAGTGCGTACAACAAGGTTTCTTGCATGGTCATTAATTGCTTTTATGGTTTACGGAAATGCAGTTGATGAGTGGGGAAATTGGTTAGTGTTGTTGCAGTTTTTTGTCTTCGTTAACATCGGGGCGTTAATTGGTTTCAATTTCGCAAAAAGAGATAGTTCGTCTTTATTTCGCAAAAAGATAAAAGTCTTAAGCGACGACGTGGCGGAAACTGAGATTAAGCGCATTCATGAGTTTATGAAAGATATGAAAGACTATCACGACGTGCCGTTGATTAATAAGTTTACGGGTGAAAAGGCGGTGGCGATGCGCTGTTATCGTTACTTCGTATGCCAACGGGAAAACAAAAAAGGTAAGCATAAATATTTTACTGCACCGACTGATTTCTTGAAAGACGGTTGGACAATTAGAGAAAAGGAAGACGAGGCGACGAATGTGCAATAGTATGATTACGTGGACAATATATAATCGCCCCGACGAGTTCCCCGAAAAAGAGTTTGTTGCCGAAAAAGGCTTAATTGAGAAAGGTATTATATACCCGACACACACGAAGTATTTTGCAAGCAGTCAGAAAGAATTAGATGCAATCAAAGAAAAAGTTGCGCCCGACCTCGAAGTTAATAAACGTTACGGGCGAGGGGTTTTATCAATCGTTGAGTCGTGGGTGTAAATGAAAATGCCGTTTAGAGTATCTGACAATTTTCGATTAATGACAGAAAGTGCAAGCGATGAGCAGAAAAAGTTTATTTTTCAAAGCACCATGAGACACAGAAAGCAATATGAAGAACTGTTAACAAAGTATAACGCAGAAAGTGTTGCATTTAGGTACTATGAACATATTGACGAAATCATAGCCGAAGACATGGCGAAACCAGAAAAGTTTCTAAACGTAAAGTCGATTGCATGTAAAAAAGGTTGTAACTTTTGTTGCTATCAAGATGTTTGTATTTCGCGCGAAGAGGCCATACTTCTTTTAAAACATTCAAAAGAAATCAAACTAAAGTTGCCATGGAAAAGAATCAAAGACCGTGCGGGTGGTAAAAAGCTGCCTTACGAAGAGACTGCATGCCCGTTCTTGGTAGACGGTGCTTGTTCTGTATATGAGTACCGCCCTATTACTTGCCGTAAAGCATTTGTTCTAGATACAAACGAGCAATGTGATTTAAGTAAGGGCGACGCAACCGTTCAACGTCTTTCTTTTGCTTATGCCGAAATTACTGCCACTGCGATTATGAATGCAACCGACACCGGAAGTATGGAGAAAATGTTGTTGAAATATAAAAAGGAAGCGAGCAAGTGAACATCACAAGGCGTGACATAGAAAAGGTTATGGTGGTCTTGGGGTGTACGAAATTTACTCATATAACCGCCAAAATGGACGTGCACTATACGTACTTTATGAACATGTTGTCGGAAAATAACCAGTTAACAAAAAGTCAGTCAATCAGGTTCTTTAGGACATTTAAAAACGAGTGCGAACAAGAACTTTCAAAGGCGAAGGCTAAGAAGCTTAAAGAACTCGCAGGCGATACCATTGCACCAACACAAATAAAGGCACTTCCAACGGTTAAACAAGTGCAAAAAGAATTACAACGAAGACATAAGTTAATTATCAATACATCAACGTTAACGAAAATATTAGAAATCAGTCGGGCACCAAGGTAAATTATGAGCGTAGTATTATTGAATGACCTTAAGGGAAACAACTTCGAAGAAAAGGTATTAAAGGTCGTCGAAATGTTTGTTGAAATGACCGACGGAGACAGAGACGAAGCACTCTATGCACTCGCAACGAATTTAATTATCAGAGACTTGATTATTGATATTGATTTCGGAACAACTAAAAAGCAGAAAGAAAAAATGTTTAAAGACACGATTAAAATAATTAATAAGTTTGAAAAGAAGGGCGAATGAAAATAAATACAGGTAATACACAGGAAATTGATACTTTTTACGTCTTCTTAAGTGTTGATGAAAACGGCGAAGGAATACTTGGCGCACCGTTAGGGCCAAAGGGCGAACTTATACCTTTAATAACGGGCGACGAAAGATTGCTTGAAAATCTGAAACTAGTTGCGAAGCAAATGGCACCGATGACGGACGCTAAAATCAGACTTGTTAAATATACGCAGAAAGAAATAATCGAAGAACTTTCGTGATCGACATATATTTGTCCCTATACATTAGGTTCTTGCCCGTCGCATTCGGTGTCTTTGCAATTCAAGACGTCATGTACATATATAAAAATAGAACATACGACATAGTTAGGTTTGGAGTGCTTGTTTTAATCTCTGCGCTTTATCCGATTTCATGGCCCGCAATTTGTATTTATCAGGTGTGGAACATACTTGTCGAAACGAGGAAAATATGAACGATAAACAATTTAAACTTATAAAGGCTAACCTTCCCGAACATGTAATGGAACAGGTTTACGAAATGATGGTTAACGGCGAACACCCTAGCGATGTTGCAAAGTTTTTAATATCAGCAATTGACCCAGAACTAGTACGTGAAATAATGGGAGACGTTAAAGACGCTTCCGAAAACAGTCTTGCATTTGGTAAGTTACCAATGGACGAACAAGAAGACTTGCTAGACTTGTTAAAAAGAATGGCACAAAAAACAATAGGCAAAGGCGTTTCGATTCAAGGGGCGAAGTTTCTAGAGACGGAGAGTTTTAAGTTCCTATCGAAAATTACAGATTCGTCCACGGGTGAGTATGCAACTAAGTGTGTGTTAGACCTCCTTGCCATAAAAGAAAAGGTAGACGCAATCGACGGGTTCTTGGAGTAGTTATGGGAAAAAAAGATAAAATAATAACAAAGCACGCAAGACCAGACTTACCGAAAGAAGAGTTAGCGAAAGCAGACGCAACGAGGGTGCTAGTTAAAAGTAAAAGTGACATAGCATTCGACTTCTTTCTTAAGCAGAACAAGGAAAACACCAAAAACGCGCGACTTCGTTACCTTGAAAAGCATGACGACTTCTTTAGAGAATTTGCGTGTGAAATATTTACCAAAGGAATGAACTTTGCTTATTGCGGTGAAGTTTTAACAACCGACGCGGAAGTTGACGAACTTATTAGAAGGCAAAAGAAATGACAATCGGCGACAGAATTAAAGAACTAAGAAAAGAGAAAGGGTTTACTCAGGCCGGTCTAGCTGCGCAAATCGGTATTGAACATTCAACTATCGGTCGTTGGGAAAAGAACGAGAACGAACCCAAGTTAACCGACGCCGTAAAGCTTGCCAATGTTTTAGATACTACGTGTGAAGACTTCGTTGGAGTTATTAAAGGCGTTGACGGTGTTGCGTTTCGAAGACGACGGCTAGTTATGAATACAATCAGGGCGAAACTTGACGAGCTAGATTTGCTTATGAACGAGTTGAAATAATGCACTACGACCGACAAGGTAATAAAATCGAAGACGTTCTTGAATGGAGTATGATGCTCGGTGACGAGTCGTACAAAAAGGTAGGCGATGAACACCTTGCGAACGGGTTACACGTTTCTACGATTTGGTTAGGACTCGACCACGGGTACAAAAGACACAAACCTTTAATATTCGAAACCATGGCATTTAACGGTTCTGATATGATGGGTATCTTACAAGAACGTTATTACACAGAAGCGGAAGCAATTGAAGGGCATAACGAAATAGTCGCACAGTACAGTTGCGTAACTCGTTGGCAGTTGTTTTTAATAAGTCTTAAACAGGGTGACGTTACGTATGAATTCAAAAAATGGTTTCAACGGGTAAGATTTAAATTTAACGAAATGGTGGGGCGTGCTTAATGAACAATAGAAAACTATACGAAGTTCTTGTAGGACATGAAGACGAAACAGAAGAATTCTTTATAATTAAAGACGAAACAGGTAAAATAAGGGGCTTTAAAAAGTTCATGCTTAACATGGTTATGGAAAATCGACTCGGCGTAAATAATTTTGTAATAATAGATTTTGGCAACAATATGTTTACATTGCCCGAGATTGAAGCAAATACTTGGAAGACTGCCAAGAAAGATTTAGTCGAATAATGGTCGGGGTGATGTGATTTGAACACACGACCTCTCGCCCCCCAGACGAACGCGCTACCCCTGCGCTACACCCCGACAATCATTTAATTTATATTAAGCTTCTCTTCAATTCTTTGTAAAGCTTCATTTTCTAATATCCAACCTACATAGTTTTCTTGTGCAACTTCGACAGTATCACCTATTAGCATAGCAATATCAGAAATCGACAAACCTTTATTAAGACACATTTTTGCGAAACTATGCCGCATTATATGGTTCGATATATTTCTACGAGTCGTTCCCACTATAGTTGTTCTTAGTCGACCTTTGAATGCTTTTAATGCCGCCTCAACAACACGCTTACTTAATGATTGTCTATTTTCTTGCTTTAGCGAAAGACTATAGTTAAACACCCATCGATCTAATGCTTCGACGCCTTTTGGAAATACTATTGTCGTTCTTCGTTTACCATTCTTAGGGTCGTCGTAAGAAAAGTCACGCATCATTTGTTCACGTACAAATAGCCGAGCTTCACCACGAAAAGAGTCTTCATTAAGTGCAAACAATTCACCAGAACGAAGGCCAGAATAATACATGATAGTTACTGCGTCTTTATCGAATAGTGTTTTAAGTTGACCTAGCAATTGATTTAATTGTTCTTCGGTAATCGCAATCGGTTCACGTTTTCGTACACGTTTTTTTGATAATGAATAATTGCGGCCTAAATGTTTTGCAAGTTGGTTAAAGTCTTTAATCACTCCATTATATGCAGCCGGTGAAATAGTGTTTTTTTCAATAAGTCTTTTAGCCGTATCAATATCAATAGTTAAGAGTGATTCATTGTCGAGTATTTTTAACACACGAATAAATTTATATTTTGCGGTACTTTTAGTTGTCTCTTTCAGGTTGTCTTTATGTTCATATCGTTCTTGCCAAAACTTCTTAAACAGTCGCATGTTAACATTAGAAACTTCACCGTCTTCGTTATTTGCAATCTTATACTTCTTTTGCAGTTTCTTTTTTAATTCGTCCACTAAATATAAAGCATGATTGTAGTCAAACTCCTTGTTTAATAGTCCGGCGTTAATTCTTTTCAATTCTGGCGAATCGATTGTAGGTTGTGTGCGCTTACCTTCTATGTCGGTTCTATCAAGAATAAGGCGAAACTGTTTTCGTTTACCAGTAGGTCGCCTAACAGTGACTCTTTGTTGAATATAATAGCTCATATTGCCTCCAAGGTACGGTAGGGAAGTCTACCACTAGCCAGAAAACAGGTCTACCGTTATTTTTGAATATGTAGTATTTATAGGCGGTTTGGTGTTTAGGTACACGCCCCCCAGCGAAGTGCGCTACCCCTTTTAAGTTCCCGTTCTCAAGTACTTCGCACGCCTATCAATTTTTAATTTCTTAGGGTCTTTGATTTTGTCTAGGACACGCTTTTCACGTTTCGCCTTGTTGTTGGCGTCCATTACTTCACGTTTATTTGAATATTTTCTATTGGTTTTACGTCCCGCTTTGATGTTGCAAGACAGGTGAGAGAACGCAATGTTGTTTATGTCGAAGAACATTCCAACGGGGTCGATTGAATCAAGCCATGGTTTTTTGTGTTCTATACTTAGGCACGATTCGGTTTCTATTTGTTCTCCGCACTGGAAGCACCAATCACGACCCGCAAGACAAACTAGCCAGAACATAACCGACTTACGAAGCCGACCGCCCGCCGTTCCGTGACTCATTCCGAGTTGTTTATCTTTCTTTAAGTTTTGTGCAGTTCTCGTCATGGAAGTATTTGACGTGGGCATGATTTAACGGCGCAAGAATTAATTTAAAAAACTTTCGAATTTGCCACGTCAATTTATGCCCACACAAAATGTTCAAACACACCAATACAGGAAGTATAAGTGACGACGAGAAAACCAACCGTTGATTACAGAGTTACAAAGTTGCATGACGATTTAGTAACTATTCACGGCGAAGACACTGCCACAGTTCGTACAATCGCAACCGAACAAGAAATTGAAGACGATTATCAAGATTACCTTGTGCAATTGTTTCACCCGATTAAGGGCGACTACATGATTCAAGCGGTTAAGCGTAATTCACACTTGCTTGCGGAATATAACGAAAAAGAATTAAGAGAAAACGCCGACGTTAAAGAACGTGACGAATTGTTGCGTATGTCGTTCTGGGAAGAAATGACTAGGGCGGAGACTGAAAGAACGCCGGTAAAAGAAGTGAACATTTGGCGCGGTATATGTACCAAAGTTTATTGGGATAGGGTTGTGCGCGAGTACGACAATAAGTTCGCCTTCGTTTTAACACCTCCACGTAAAAAACGATTAATGACTAAGCTTATTCACCACGAAGGGCTTGGACGACTACACGAAATAATCAATGCACCGATGATGGTTAAGAACAAGTATGGCCAAGAAGTACTCGACCACAAAACGGCGAAGTTGATTCTTGAGGCATGGAAACTTGCAAACGAATCACTATACGGTACGGCAGTTCAACGTATTCAAAAACATGTAGTCAATGAAGGTAGCACCGGACAATTAACACCGGCGGAAGCTGCACTAAAACTCGCAGAATTAAAGAAGCAAATAGACGACGCGGTTGTGACCGTGAAGGAAGACTAATGCACGTTAATGTTTTGGGCAAAAGAGTAAAGGTAACCGAGAAAGAATTACCAGACGGGCAATACGGCGAGTTCGTATCAGAACCCGAATTAGAAATATATCTAAAGACCGACATGAAGAAACGGCAAAAGACACGTGTACTTAAGCATGAAATGTATCACGCAATGTTGTGGATTTCTGGGATTAGTGTTGCGTTGTCGAACGACCAAGAAGAACAAATTGTCTCGTGTTTTGAATATCACGCAGACGACATAAAGAAAGAAGCAGTAAACCAACTGAGAGGTAACAAGTGAACGAAGCACAACAAATTAGGCAGCAATTCGAAGAACAAACGAAACAGATATACGCAGCGAACTCGGCGGGTGTTTGTACTAAGTATGTTGCGGCGGTTGTTAAGCAATCGGCAGATAGAAATATGAGAATACTCTTAAGAGCAGCGAACCCAAAGACGAATGACTAACTCCGTTTACGACGAAATTAAAGTTTACGAACAAGCCCTTGCCATGCGTGAGGGTTTACCGCATTTATATTGCTTCCCTTTTTATCCGTGGCAACGTGAGTTCTGGGAATGCGACAAGCCTTTTCAATTTAACTATTCAGCAAACCAAGTAGGTAAGTCGGCAACGATGATTCGAAAGATTCTTCATTACGCAACCGAACCGAAATTGTGGAAGAAATTTAAGAAACGCCCACGGTTAATGTTTTACCTTTATCCCGACAAGCACACAATCAAGCGTGAAATCGAAACCAAGTGGACTGAGTTCTTGCCGTGCAATGGTTATGAAGACCATGAACAGTACGGGTTTAAGATTAAATACGAAGGCCCTTATCCGTCGCAAATAGAATTCAATTCGGGTGTTATTCTCGTATTACGTTCTTATGGTGGTGGTGCTGCAAAAGAAACCGCGCATAGACTTCAAGCCTCGACGCCTGCAATTATTGCGTGTGACGAAGAGTTGCCCGAAGAGTTATGGCCAGAACTACAAATGAGAATCGCTTCACCCGCAAACGCCGGTGCGCAGTTTTGGTTAAGTTGTACGCCAACTAGAGGTCAAAAGTACCTTGCTGACATTCAAAACGGAAAACGAAAGATACCTAACTCATGGGTTCGTACTACAAGTATGTATGACTGTCTTTACTATGAAGACGGTTCGAAAGGCTTGTGGACTAAATCAAAGATAAAAGAAATTGAACAAACATTACCTACGCAAAGAGAAATCGACGTAAGGGTACACGGACTATTTAAACGTGTTGACGGTCTTGCACTTCCTGCGTTTGACGAACTTAAGAACATAAAAGAAAACCACCCAATTCGTTCTTGGTTGATTCAAGCCGGTATTGATTACGGTATAGGCGGAAACCAAGGCGGTCACCCGAGCGCAATTGTATTCGTTGCCGTTAAACCGGACTACACCGACGCAAAAGTTATTCATACATGGAAAGCCGGAACAGATAGAAGTTACACCGTTGACGAAGTTATTAATCGTTACCTTGAAATGTGTACTGAATTAAACGTAAGTCATAATGACGTAACCCCTTTCTACGATTGGGCGTGCGGGGAAATGGGGATTATAGCAGAACGCCGTGGACTCGGTTTTCTTAAAGCAGTGAAAGACCGTAAACAAGGTTTCGACACACTTAACTCATTATTCAAAAACTTAATGTTAACGATATTCAAGTTCGGCGGTTGGCAGGACTTAGTAGACGAGATTGGTGAATACGCGCCAGACTCCAAAATCAACGACGACCTTATAGATGCCCTTCGATATGCAATTTCATTAATTGTGTTCAACTTCGAAAACATCAAACTACCTAGCGACAAAGAAGAACCTAAAAAAGAACCACGACTTAAAGCACGAGGCGAAAAAATAAATGAAAACGAAGAAGACGATTGGACGACAGAAGACGAAATCGAAACTTGGAATAGAGAATATGACGAGTTCGGATATGACGAAGATTATACTGGCATGTAGTAAAGCAGGCGTTACCGAATTAACTATGGGTGACTTAAGTCTGAAATTTGACTCCACAAATCATGCCCACTCAAAATATGCAATCGGCAAGGAAGCTATACCGACGGAACAAGTTCAAGACATGGAAGTTAAGAACCCGTCACATTCAGACCCTTTATTCATTGAAGGCGACGAAGACACCGAACGCGTACAAAGCGAACTCGATGATCTCCTTATAAGCGACCCCGATTTATACGAACAAATGATAGAAGAAAAACTTAAAGGGTCTTAATGGACGATAACAAGTTAGCTAAACTTAACAGTTTGTACGACGAGGGAGAGCAGGCCGACAAGTCTCTCTTCACAGAACAGCGTTCAAATTGGTTGCTTTATATTGGAAATCATTTCAATAAACAAGCATCAAGTTTACACAATTTTATACGTGGCTTTAAACAGACTAGCGAAAAGAAAGGTTTGCGTTTAGTTAAAAACCATCTTGGTTCTATTTGCGACAAGCTAATGGCGTACACGGTTATTAATCATAATCCCGACGTCGTTGTTGAACCGAAAAATAAAACAGAAGTACAAGACAGAAAAGCCGCCGACATTGCCAATAGTGTATATAAGCACATTAAAAAAGCAAACAACTTTGAAGAGATGAAGGCAGACTTAGCCGCCGACTTTGTTGTTGCCGGTGAAATAATTACGTACACGTCGTTTAATCCAGAAAAAGGTGAGTTCTTAGGAATGCAACCAACGGAAGTAGACGAGTTAGGGCAAGTTCTTAAAGAAGCCCCTAAATTTAGCGGTGAAGTCGAAATCAAAAGGCTTGAATCGTTTAACGTGTTCCGTGACCCGACTGCAAAACGTTGGGAAGATTGCAAGTGGATAGGGCACCGTGAAATGGTTGCACTTAAAGACCTTAAGGCGCAGTTTGGTGATAACCCCGAAGCAATTGAAAAGTTAACCGAAAGTGCCGACGAAGACTTTGTTGTTTTTGATGCGCAAAAATCAGGTAACGAATATTCGACAACCGGTAATACGAAAGTTCTTGTTAAAAAAGTATTTTACAGACCGTGCCTAGAGTATCCCGAAGGTTATTTCTATTACTACACGACTGACTTAATACTTGCGGAAGGAACGCTTAATAAGCAATTCCCAATTACATATAGAGCATATCAAAAGGTGTCTACTAGCCCGCGCGGGTTTTCAATAATTCGTAGGCTACGTACACCACAATTAGAAGTGAATAGAATTTCTTCTACTATATCCGAATCACAAATAAACTTTAGACAAAAACTGTTAATCAGTTCTGGTACGAAACTTTCACACGGTGGTACGTCTAACGGTGTTGTCGGAATTAAATACAGTGGTCAAGCCCCGACAGTAATGCAAGGGCAATCAGGTGAGCAATACTTGGCAACACTCGACCACCAAATCAGTGAAATGTACCGCTTGTCACACGTACCGGAAGAAGAACAAGATAAGAACGCAAACGCTGACCCGAATGCGCTTCTATTTAGGTCATTAAAAGACAAGAAACGTTTCTCGCAAAAGTCGGACATATTCGAATCGTTCTTAATTGAAGTTTGCGAAAAAGCACTTGATTGTGCCCGTCTCTTTTACAACGAAAATAACATTATACCAATGGTTGACGCTAAAGACAGAGTGAACATTGCAGAGTTTAAAAACATTAATAAGCTTTGTTACTCGCTAGACGTTAAGCCTATGTCACAAGATATTCAATCAATGCTAGGTGAGCAAATAAGTATTTCACACATACTTCAATACTCGCAAAACCTACCAGAAGAATACGTTGCACAGTTAGTTGCCTCAATGCCGTTCCTTAAAGATTCGGACTTAGCGGAAGAAATTACTTCCGACATTAGAAAGGTTGATGACGTGTTTGCAGCGATTGAGCGTGGACAAGCATTACCAGTATCACCTTACGATAATCATAAATACTTTATTAAAAAGATTACGGGGAAAATGGTTGGAAGTGCATATCAGTTCTTAGACCCACAAGTACAAGCACTTTATCAACAACGCCTACAGCAACATGAGCAAATGGACGCCGAGAACGCGAAGAAAATGCAAATGGCACAAATGGGAATGATACCCGCAGGCGGTGGTTTAATTACGGTTTCCGGTCTTAAAGACGGTGCCGGTGAAGTTATTCGTTTACCTCACGATGCCCTGTTATGGCTTATTGAAAAGCTAAATGAGCAAGGCGGAATGCAACACTCTTATAAAGAAGAGATTGGAAACGAAGGCGCAATGGCAGACATAGCCGGAATGATACCACAAACAGATTACTTTCAGAACACACAACAAATACCAACGGCGGCAACACAAGCCCCACAAGGAATGTATTAAATGATTAACGAACCTGAGACTACACCAGTTGAAGAAATTGCAGAACCAGTTGTTGAAGAATCAAGTCAATTAGAACTCGACTTAGAACCCGAAGCAACACCCGAAGAAACGGTTACGCCAACCGAAGAAATTGTTGAACCCACTTATACTCCAAACCTAGAGTACAAAGTTTACGGTAAAACACAAACGATTGAAGACGAATGGGCAACGGGACTCTTTACCAAAGATAACGAAGAACATTTTAAGAAACTTTACGAACGCGCCGGTGGGTTTGACCAACTAAAGTCGAACTACAAAGACATGGAAACTAACCACGGAACTCTACAAAACAATTTTAACGAACTTGATTCAGTTAGAAACGATTTAGTAGGTGCAGTTCAAGGTGGAAATTTAAGTAAGGCCATGGAGATTTTAAACATTAAAGAACAAGACTTGTTCCAGTATGTTCAAGGTCGTCTTGATTATCACTCAATGCCTAACGATCAAAGGCAAGTGCATGACCAACACCAAGAATCGCAAAAACGTAATCAGTTTTTAGAACACCAAGTTGCACAACACCAAGTTCAACAACAAGACTTACAGTTGCAACAACATAATTTCAACATGCAGCAAGCAGTTTCAACACCCGAAGCCGCGCCAATGATTCAACAATACAACTCGATCATGAAGGACGACAACGCCTTTAATAACATGGTTCGTATGGTTGGTGAAGCGGCACATGCACAAGGAAAATACTTAGAACCAAAAGACGCAGTTGCACAAGCGATGATGACGTTGAATTTACAAGCAGCACCACAGGCCGCGGTAGTACCAAGTACTCAAGCCCCTGCACAAGTTGCACCGGTTGCACCCCCTGTCTTAAATGGCGGAAGTAGCGCGTCGGTTGTAAAGAAACGCCCGTCAAGTATTGAGGCAATACAGAACGAATACGCAAGATTATACGAAAACTAATATTAATAATATTTTAAAACAGGAAGTTTTATCATGGGTTTAAAGGCCACAGCAAATTTTGAGGAATTACTAAGAGAGTATGCACCTCACAAACTAATCGAAGACAGACAAAAGAAAACAAACTATTTCTGGAACAAATTGACTAAGGATAAATCTTGGAAAGATGGCGTTTCTTACCAAATTCCGTGGGAACTATCGGAAGCTAGTTCATTCGAAATCGGTGGATTAATTGAGTCTGCAAAAATCACAGACGCGAAATACAAGAAAGGGACAATCTCTCAACATGCGCTTTTAACAGGTGCCATGAAGTATCATTCACGTGATTTAAAACGTTACGGCGATATGAAACAATCGTTCTTAAAGTTACTTCCTAAGAAAGCGCAAAAGTTTTCTGACAGAATGAAATACCTTACGAACATCATGCTTTTAGATAAAGGTTCTATTGCAAAAGGTATTAACGACGCAGTAAACGCACTTGCGACAGGTGTTATCAAGGTAACTAAACCGCAAAGATTCATGCTAAATGAAAGAATTGTTCTTGTAACAAGTGGTGCGGCGGCTGATAAAGAAGTTTATGTTAAGCAAATTAATATTGCTAACAGAACGATTACGGTTGCAGACTCGGCAGGCGTTGTTATTGACCTTACGACAGTTTCGGAAGTATTTGACCCATCAATCGATACGGTAACAATTAAAATCGTAGGTTACGACAGAGACGAATTCTTCTCTTTTACCGACCATTTACTACCTGCTTCACTTGGTGGTTCTGATTCTCTAAACGGAATTGTAACTAAGACAGATGCACCTATCTTTCAACCACAAGTAATCGACGGTGCGGCATGGACTTCTGTTAATATTTTAGACAAGCTATATGACACATACTTTGAAATTGCCGAACTTGGAAAAGTTGACGGGCAAGAAATGCTATGCGGTTACAACCTGTTTAAAGCTGCTTCAAGAAAATCAGAAGCTTCTAAGCGTTACACTTCAACAAAAGAAAGTGGAATTGGTTTCAAGACTATCGTAATTGATGGGCCTGAAGGCGAAATGAGACTTACAACTTTTGAAGAAATGCCAGACGACAAATTGTATATCCTTGATTGGGCATCATTTGTTTTCGCCGGAGACGAGTTCTTCAAACCTATGAAAGATATGAATGGTAACTCATTCTACACTGAAAGGGTTGCCGGTACTGGAAACGGTGGCGACGGTTACGTTTGTATACAAGATATTGCCTTAAGTGGTCAAATGCTTTGTATCAAAGGTTCTGGAAACGGAGTGGTTCACTCTATACCAACACTATAACCAACTAAGGGGGTCTTCGGACTCCCTTTTTTTGACGTTCCTATGACATGCCTACTCGTAAATTTGACATTATTACTATGTCTGATTCTTTTAATGGAGTTGTCCATTTAGGCGCAAACACTTGTCTTCTTAAAGTATGCCCAAGAAAAATTGTATTTAACACAAGTGAATCACCCGAACCAGTAGGAATGTTAAATGCACATTTATTCACAATTAATTAAAGCACAATTAGAACATGTCGCAAGTAACCCTGCCTCAATTGGTAAGGCGTTTATTTACTTCAATACAACAACAAATGAAGCAGTTCTTGATAACGGCACGGAAGTTAAACCGTTCTTAACTGAGTCGAACTTAAATGCAGTAATGCAAGATTTAGGTATCACGGCAAAGTCAGACACTAGGGCAAACTTAGAAGCACTTGCGACCGAACTAGGCGCGCTTTACGTGATAACCGACGAAGACAATACGCTTGTTTATGACAACGGAACAGAACTACTAAACGCGGGTGGTTTCGATAAGAAATTAACCATGGCCGTACTTGAGGCATTGCCACGTAAAGCGGGTAAGATTTACTACGCAACGGACGACGCAATTGCAGTTCTTGATAACGGTGTTGAACTAGTGCCAGTGGGTGCAATACAGTTCTTAGAGCAACGTAAACTATCATCTACATTAACAACTAATGGTGTTGTTGCCGAGCTAGGCGTGACAGGCATGGAATTAGGAAAACAGCATAGACTTACTCTTACTATGTCATGTTCTCGAATCGGAGTAGCACAAAACGAAATACAAGACTTAACATTCTCCGCAGTTCCAAACGAAGGTTATTTTAAGCTAACACTAGATGCGGAAACAACGGCTAAACTTTGGTACGACACGACTGCACTTGAACTTGAAAACATGCTTATTGCACTTCCTAGTGTTGATGCAAGTGGTATCAGTGTAGTTGGCGACTTTGCAAGTGGTTTCACAATTGAATTCATAGGCACGGAAGGTTCTGTAAATCAGTCACAAATATCAGTTGCCGAAAGTACGCTTAAATCAGGCGGAACAGGCGGTGTAAACGAAGTTCAAAGAGTTACATTTAGTGAAACACCTACGGGTGGAACATTCACAATTACATACGACGGACAAACAACCGGTGCAATTGCCTACAATGCTTCAATAACTACGGTTAAGAATGCGCTAGAGGCTTTACCAAATATTGATGGTGTAACGGTAACGGCGGTTTAATGTCAGGATACACAATAGAGTTTACTAAGCGACAAAATGAAAAAGTAGACCTTAATGAAATTACAACGACGAACAGTTTAACAAAGACCGTTTCGGGAACAATTTACGAACCTTCAAGTGGTTGGACAGACCCACTTAGTCAACGTTGGTGGGAGTATCGGGTAGGCGATGTATCTATTCCAGTTTGGGATAGCGTGAATGTAGCACTATTGCCGCCGGAGACTACAGTACATACGGAAGGTGCTTACACTTATTACAAAGGGCCTAATCATGGAGGCGGCGGAGTACGATATAGTATGAGACGATCTCATGTTGGAAACATTCAGACTCCCCTTACTTCAATCACAACCTCAACAGACATAAACGGTTCGGCACATATAGGCGGAATTAGTGGAAATGCAAACATAGATGAAATACAAACCGGCGCACCTTTAGCAACACTTGCTAGTTCAGAGTTCGGACTAGAAGTTAATCACGACGGCAATCAGTTAACAGAAATAAAACACCTTTCACCATTACAGGGTACGGAGTCAACCGAGCTAACATCAACGTCTACAGTTATATTTACACCAACGGCAACCGATTTAACTATCGAAACGGTCGGGTGTAACGAGTCTCAAATGGTAGATAGAGAATTAACTAACGTCGTTGTGGAGGAATTATAATGGCGGGTTATACGATTGCGTTTGATGGCGCACATGAACAAAACGGAAACAAGAATATAGTTACGACTGCAAATAGTTTAGAACAGACAGTAACAGGGACGGTAAGAACTCCTTCAAGCGGCGGTTATTTTGCCGGTACATGGGAAAATGATGCCTATGACGGTTGGAATGTAGTGCCGAATGATTACGAAACGGGTGACCCTTCAAATCAAATATGGGTATGTTGGAAAGGAACTATTTGGGTCATTAGTGCGCCCGCGTCCACAACTTCTTGGTCTACAGGCGGTTATACTTACTACAAGGGTGCGGTTGTAGGAACGTGGGATTTTGGGTCATCTCAAATCTACAGAATAGGGCCGGGAAATATACAGACTGCGCTTACTTCAATTACGCCTACAACGGACACTGAAGGTGAATCATTAGTTGGTGGTGTTGATTTAAATATAAATTCACTATTGACTCAAACGGGCGCACCGAATGCAACACTTCCTTCTACCAAGTTCGGAGTCGAAGCAAAACATAACGGTACAAAACTCATAGAAAATAAACACCTTTCCCCCGTAGTTTCGTTAGAGGGAATGAAAACAGAAACGGAAGTGGTAACTCTTTTTGACCCCGCCGCGACTGACATTACTTTTGAGGTGACGGGTGCAAATGAATCACAACACATAACTGACATTAACGTAATCGTCGAGGAACTATAATGGGCGGATACACAATAGAGTTTAATGGTCATGAGGTTGAAAATAAAGACGTTGCGGAAATAGTAGCTACTAGCTCCCTTGAGAAAACAGTTGTTGTCACAGCTAGAGAACCGGCAAGTGGTGACTACAATGGTGCCTTTTATTATTGGCAAGAAAGTTCGACTGGCGTTATCGAGTATCTTGTATGGAATAACGTTTATGTCACTCAAGGGTTAGATGGCTACACGTACCATAGAGGGGTAGTTTACCAAGAACTTACTTCTAAATGGTACGGTATTGCACGAACAGGCCCTACTAACGTACAAACGCCTATTACTTCAATCACACCTTCGACCGACACTGAGGGAATTCAAAATACGGGCGGAATTAGTTTAGTTACTGAAGTTGAATCAATACAAGCGGGTTCGGTTGCGTCTTCGGGTAGCGCACAGAAAATGGAACTAACCGCTAACGACGGAAGCGAAATAGGTAAAACGAAATACTTACCGCCCGCAACTTCGGGTGACGATTCTGACATAAACGCGTCCTATTCAACAATCTTTACACCTACAACAACCGACCTAACCGTAACCGCTTCGGGGTTTGGTAATGGTCACCTATTAAATAAAGAACTAACTAAATTAATTGTAGAGGAAATATAATGTACACACTTATTGATATGCACTGGACTGAAGGCGCGCAAGGCGAATTGTTTACTAAGAACTCAGAAGACAAGTTTGAAGAGTTCGTTGATTGGTGTCATGCGGGCAACGTCCCAACGATTAAAACACCTAGCGAGTTCTATTTCTTAGACGGAATTCATAAAGGACGTAACTACAAGCGCATAAAAATGACAGTAGAGACGATTCAAGAAAGACAGTCTCAGTATAAGGCAAACGTTATGTCGTCACAAGGCGATACCATTGAACAACTATGCAAAGACGTTCTTAAATACATTAATGGTAAAAGTAACACAAGCCTAGAAACCGAAGCCGATATTGATGCAATGGAAGTCGCACTGGCACCTATTCTTAAGGCACTCGGTAAGAACAGATACAAGGCAGCAAAGAAACTTATCGACGAAATTGTAACTGATAAAGTCTTTTTCACTAACCAAGATAAGAAGTTAATTAAAAAACTATTCAAAACACACTTAAAGAAAATTAACAAACTCAAGGCGTTGGTGTCGTAATGATGAAAACAATCGCTACGGGAATATTAACAACCATGAGTATTGGATTACTTACAGGCTTGTATGGTTTGGCGATGACTCAGCAAGAACTACAGGCTAACGATCGCATACATGACCACACATACGGTGTAATTGAAAGACGCCTTGAGAAAATAGAAAACAAGAACGACATTATTATTGAAATGCTTTTAAAGAAAGGTTTAAGAAATGAAAACAGGTAAATATTTAACATGGCCTACGGCGGGTGATAGAGGTTCAAAGGCACACGTTGCCGTTAGTAATGCTATTGAAACCCTCGACACTCATTCACACAATGGTATTGACTCAGAAAAACTTTCACCATTAACACTTGAAAAAGTTGAAACAGTAATACTTATTGCTGACTTTGCTTTAACAAATGGTGAGTACAAAGTAATACACAATCTACCGGCGGGTTACGCAAGTGACACTGCTAATATTAAATATATTATTGCAAGTGGTGCCGAACTTGGTATTGAAATCTTTCCCACAGTCAGGCGTATTACATCAACACAAATTGAAATATCACTCAATATAAATACATTCGATTTAAGGGTGGTGGTTTCGTAATGAGACAAGAGATACGTAACTTTACAGGCGGTATAACTGATTACGTTCACACGGAAAATGTTAACGCCTTCGAGAAACTAGATAACATATTAATTACGAAAGATAGGAACTACATTTCACGTCTTGGTTCGCGCCTATTGGGAGTTGAACACGTTAAGCCTGTTACTACAGTTCTTGAATGCCAACGTATTGCAGAATTAAACGGAAGAACATACTACGTACACGGTAAACAGATACTTGAATACGATAATGGTTGGACTGTTTTAATAGGGCCAGTAAGTGACTCGTTACTAACACAAGGAACTATCAATAGCACACAATCGGTTGTTGTTTGGAATGATCATCTTGTTCTTGTTGACGACGAAGGTTCACGCGCAATTAAGATTTACCATGATGAAAATGGTTTAACGAAAGTTGTTCAAGCAGGATTGCCTAAACCAACTACAGGTACAGTAACGCCCTTTGGTGCCGGTACTAAAGGTTATGTTTATTCATTTGCTTTTAAGTACGACTATAAGATTGGCGACGTAACTTTTCTCGATGTGTCCTCGGTGCATAATGTACAAATATTAAACGGACACGCAACACAAAACGACCTTAGTGATTTACCAGTTCTTACTAATGTAAGTGACACGCTTTATGACACTGTTAATTCGAAACTACAAATATATAGGACACCACACGAGGGTACGACTAGTTATCTAGTTGCGGAAGTTGCAAACGGTACGTTAACTTATTCAGACACAACGACAGACGTAGACCTTGTTAATGGTTTAGTTTTATACACAACCGGAACGTCACCACAGAATGACTTACCACCGGCGGCGAAGTTTTTAGAAGTTGTAGATAACGCATGTTTTTATGGAAACACTAAAGACTATCCTTACAGAGTTTGGCAATCACAAGCAGGCGACATTGACAGTGTGCCCGTTACTTTTTTTGAAGACTTTGAAGAAGAAATTGTTGGCCTTAGTTCATTTCAATCTAACTTGCTTGTCTTTACGACGAATCAGATTTGGAGACTTGAGGGTTCAATAGACGCAGGCGGTGCGGGCGTTCTTCGTAAAGTTCTTATTAGAGATAAAATAGGTTGCTTAGGCAACAATTCAATTATTAAAACAGACAAGGGTACACTCTTTGCCGGTAACGATTCGTTCTATATAACTAACGGTTACGAAGCAAATAAAATACCAGAAGAGGCCCTAAACTTTTATAACAGATACGAACGACTTGCGGTGTTCCCTAAAACAATTAATGGGACGTATGACAGAATCAGTCAACGTGCATTTTGGACAACACAATCAAGTGCAAGTGATTACAAAGTCTTTGTTTACGACATAACATTTAATGCTTTTACAACATTCTCAGGGCAAGACGACAACTTTGACACAACTTCAATTCTTTCCACAAGAAAGGGCGAGCTAATTAGAGGTGATAAATCAGGTCATGTTTTTATTCACGACAACGCCGACTTTGGCGACCCGATTATTGATAACTCTAAAGCGTTTGCAGATTGGCAAGATGCGGTTGTTCTTTATAGTGTTAAACATATTGATTTTGATTTTGGAATGCCAGACCTTAACAAATGGGTAACTAAAGTAACATTAACCGGTGACGGGCGAACAAGTCTTAATACCGAAATACGTTCTTATGACAATTCTTACGATGTTTACAAAACTCTTAAAGAGATCGACTTTACGTCGGGTGTAATTTGGGAAGACGAAAGCGTTGTATGGGGTGACCACGAAATTATTTGGGAACTTGAAATAAGACTAAGTAAGACACGTAGGTTTAGAAGTGGACGAATAAGAACCAAAACTAAGCAGTTAGAAATAGCGAATGCAATATCAGTTCTTAGAGAATCATTTCTTACCGAACCCGATTCACAAGTAATCGTTGACTCGACAACTAAAATCGCAACAATCATTGACCCAACGTTGGCAAGTTTTCCTTTTAATTCGATTGGAAAGTTAATGGTTATCAATGGACTTGAATACGAAATATTAGACTCGACCGCAAGCACTTTAACATTAAGTGATATTGCAAACAGTCTTGTAGACGGTAACCAAGATTGGCAAGTTAAGGGTTATGCACATAACCAACAATTACATTTATCTAGTATTATTTATAACTTTACTCCACTAGACGATGACGGCGGGTTCTACCAAGAAGGGGCTAAATAATGGGGTTTAGAATTAATCTCGATTTAGGTAAAATTGAGGCACTTTATACACGAGAAATATTTAAACAAGTAGTTAATTATTTAAACACGTATTTTGTTAACGAAGCGGCAATAAGTTATTCAAGTTTGATTAATAATGTCACGTCGAATGATGAACGTATCAACACTATAGAGAATAGTACTGCATTCACAGGCCCTTTCTCTGGAAGTTATACCGACTTAACAAATGTGCCCACAGACTTTACACCGAGTACTCATGCACATAATTATGCAGACTTACTTAATGTACCGCTTGTATTTACTCCAACAACACACGGACACGACTACAGTGAACTTACAAATGTTCCCACGGAGTTTTTACCGAGTGCCCACGGACATGACTATTTAGAACTTACGAATGTTCCTGCTAGTTTCACTCCTAGTGTTCATGCTCATAGTTATAACGACCTAGCTGACATTCCTGCTGACTTTACGCCTAGTACACATATTCACAATTATAGTAATATAGCGAATGTTCCTACTGAATTTACTCCTAGCGCACATGTTCATGACTACTCAACACTAACAAGCATTCCTAGTGAATTTAACCCAACGGCGCATGGCCATGACTATAGTGAACTAACAAACGTACCGGCGACTTTTGCACCTAGTGAACATTCACATGAAGAATTTATCGGAACTTCTGAAAAAGCGAAGTTTAGAAACTTATTAAAATCTTTGGACGTTAATACGAACACAATTGTTTGGATGGGTGATTCAATAACAGAACAAGGTAGGGTTGGGGTTGGAGTTGGTAACGAAATCGGTTACACCACTTACTTAGAGGCAAAATATCCAAATGCGATTTATAACAATCAAGGAGTCGGTGGTTTTACAACGAAAGACTTAATTACCAATATCGCTACATATACGGCTATTGGTGCAGACATGTACGTTGTGGCAATCGGTGTAAATGATGCCCGTTATAACGACACTAGAGGCGCAGCAAACGACGCCGAATACTTAGCGAACATAACATCAATTTATAACTCTTTAAAAGTTGTTACGACAAACCTTGCGTTTATTTCTATATGGCCCACATACGACGCCGATGCCTTTGCAGCACTAGGACGTATTGCAACCGATCAACGTTTTGTGGAGTGGAATAAAATATTAAAAGACTTTTGCGAAACTAATAATGTTATTTTTATCAATGCTTACGATCAAGTTAAAGCGACAATTACGCCTCATAACGAAGGTACGTTAGCAAGTGACGGAGTACACCCGAATATTAACGACACGGAAGCAAAAGAAATTTATGCAAACTGTGTTCTGTACGACGACTATGTTAGGGCGAAATACTCAGACGTAACCGCGACGATGAATTCAAACATTGCAAGATTAGATTTATTAGAGTTATTGCCTTCTGAAACGGCAGCAAGTCACGGTGATAATTATAATATGCAAATTGCATGGAATGGTAACTTACAATCGGGTGACCTACAGTTTGATATTTTTAACACTAATTTACGTATGGGTTATTCGAATGTTGCACAATCGAACTTTGTATCATTTAAAAAACCCGTTGGCGTTGCAAACCTTTTGATTGAATCGGGTGACAATTACGCAGGAATAAAGATTCTTGAAAAGTCTGGCGCGCTAAACGACAGAGCATTTTGGATGTATTCGGCTTGGGGTTCTATGTACTTCACTTGTCGAACAGATACATTCGGGTCGAAAGGTGGTGCCGATATTAGAATTGAGCACAACTCAAGAAAAATCGTTATGGGTGAATCGGGCGGTAAAGTCGTCGTTGGGCCTAACATGACTCCTTATCAAACTTTCAACGTAAACGGTTCAACGAACTTAGGCGGTGACGTTTATCTATCACAGGCTAACTTAAAAGGAGGTCTTTTAAAAACGTCCGATACTGGTTTGCTTGAAAAAATTGCTTGGCCCCTTCCCATAATGTCTGGAATATTAGCACTTAATGTAACGGGCACTACAGAGTACAACATATTTCCGTCGGCAGGAATTACTATAAATGTAACTGGAAATGGAAAAGTAAGAATTCAACTTCTACTTGACCCTGCTTATGGCCCGTCTCAAATTCACACTTCCGGTGGCTATGGCGAGTGGATTATACACCTAAATGATGTTGCTTATACTTCGATTAAATTTGAGGGTTACACGCCTAAATTAGAGGCCGTACTAACGTCAATTCCACAAGGAAACCAAGTTTTTAAAGCTTATATGAAAGGCGAACTAGCGGGAACAAATATAGCAATTACAGGTGCAAGGGCCTCCGTTGATGAGTACTTCTAGGCGAAAACTGGACTGTTCAAACTATGCCCACTCAGAATAGGTGATCATGGAGAATGCAGGATGCAATACAGAACACTAGGCGATTTTAGGGAAGAAATCGAACGTGAACTTGATCTACAAGAAGAATCATTTATTTCACCGGACGAAATGGACGGGTACATACGCGAAGGCATTGACTTAGCGGAAACTGAAATAATTGGTCTATATGAAGACTATTTTCTCGACAAAACTGAATGGGCGGCAATCACTTCACCTATTCAACTTCCCACTAATATTTACGCAAACAAAATAAGACGTTTAGAGTTAAGACAGAATTCCGATGACACTGGTTTTCAGATCAATAAGAACTCTCATTTAAAACCGTCTCGTCTTGCATACAACATTTACAACAAGCTTGGCGCAAACCCTTACGTAGAAATCGAGGGCGAGCATAGTAACACCGAGTACAGAATGTTCTTTATTAGAAATGCAAACAAACCAGTGCTTGACGCCGATTTAATTGATTTACCAGAAGTTTCTATACATTTCATTAAATCATTCGTGCGTGCCAAATGTTACGAAAAAGAAATCGACCCAAGAACAGCAAGTGCGAAAGGCGAAATCGGTTTATATAAACAGGCCATGGTTGATTCACTTGCAAATATTGTAGACGACGGTTCGGAAATACTAAGTTCTGACATGTCTTTCTATGAAGAATTCGACGAACAACAATACTTTTACTAGGAAATAAAATGTATACAGACGAATACGGTAACGTTCACGGAGACACCGGCGGCGGAATGCTCCAACAATCAATGAGAGATCAACAAGCCGCGTTCCTTGCTGACATTAAAAAGCAATATCAGTCACAAATGCAGGGCGCGACCTTTGCAACCGATGACGGTCTAAGAAAGATCGAAGGCGGTCAAAACATGTACGGCATGGACAAAGCCGACACTATGCTTATGCGTGATGATGACGGAAACCTTGCGGAACGTTTTAGGGAAACCGAAGGCGACTCACTTGGTGCAATCAAGGAATATGGAAACACGTTAGGTGAAGACATTGACCCTCGACTTATGGTTGGTATGGGTGACTCGTTTAATGCACTTAAAGACAAAGCAATGTCGGAAGGCGATTCTACATGGGCAAGTCAACAACGTGTAAAACAACTAGGCGACATTGATAGTTCTTCTTCACAGTCAGTACAAAACAATCTAGCTAATATGGCAATGAAAGGTGGTGCAGGCGGCGGAAGTGCTGAACGTATGCTTGCCAATGCGGGCAATAGTGCAATGATGCAAAAGCAATCTGCAAACGCCGGTATTTCTGCACAAGATGAATCAATGAAAAATCAATTACTGTCACAAGTTGGCGGTGTTGAACAAAATATTAATGCAGGAAATGCGGCAGCGTTTGGTAATGATATTAATAGAAAACTCGGTGCCCTTCAAACAGGCGCGCAAGTTGAACAAGATATTAACAAGTCTAATACCGCAACATTACGTGGTGACCTTGATAGGCAAAACATGGCAGCGGCGGCGAATTATAAGCAAGACGTTTCTGCATGGGGTGCAAAACAAAGTGCCGACGGTCAAAGAGCTGCGTCTTCTGGCGGCGGCGGCGGCGGTATGTCTGTTATTTGTACTGCGTTTAATAAGCGTGGATTACTTAACGAGGAAGACTATGAAGCATCTACCAAGTTTGGACTTGACCTACTAGAGAAAGACCACAAAAACGGAACACATTCATTCGCTTCGTACATGTTCTTTATGAGCAAGTTCGTTAAGTTAATGGACAAAAACAGACTAGTCGACAAGATTGCACAAATTGTATTCAAACCGTTTGTTAAGCATACGGCGGGTAAGAAAAACTTGCTCGGCTTTTTAACACTTAAAACGGGCGAACTTATAACAACAACACTTTACCCATTCACAGATGAATACAAAGTGAAAAAGTTAAAACAACTTAGAAGAAAACAAGCGAGGAATTAATAATGGAACCTATGACAATGATGGCACTTGGTACTGCGGCAGCAAGCATGTACTCGGCAAACAAACAAAGAAAATCACAAGAAAAAATGAACAAAGCAAACATGGACGCGGAAGCCGCAATTACACAATTCTCTCCATTTACAGGTGCGGGAATTTCAAGTGGTGCGGATATGCAAGCAGGCCCTAATGTTGCGGGCGCAGGAATGCAAGGAGCATTAGCCGGTGCAAAATTTGGTATGGACTTCGATAAGTTTAATCAACAACCACAACGACAGGTTGCAAGCCTACCCTCAAGTACAAACATGTACGCAATGAACACGGCACCTAAGCCACAAATGCAATTTGGATCTAACCCTACAGCACTGAGCTAATTATGTTTTCACAAGAACAATACCAAACACAACTAATGGACTCGTTAAATAATAACAAGTCGACGTTTAATAATGTTCTTACCGACCTTCAAGGCAGGCGTGCAGAATTAGAAGAACGTAAAGCAAATCGTCACCCGCTTGAAGGCATTGACTTGTCTGGCATAAGTCGTGCGTTGGCGAATGCTAGTGGAACACAAGCAGCGATTACAAGGCCACCAGAACGTGAAGACTACGACGGTAAACTTGCAGCAATGGACAAGAATATAATGTCGGCACAATTTGCACAAAACGGTAATGATTTACGGTTAGCAAATGCGATGAAACCGAAGCAAGACCCTATGGCATTGTTAAATAGACGCCTAGACAGGACTGAAATTGAGAACCGAAAAAAACGTCTACATGCTGAAAAACTTGCAAAAATAAAAGCCGATGCAAAAGCAAAAGCCGACGCCGCTAAAACCTCCAAAGGTAAATCACTCACCGATTCGGGTGCCACAGAAATGTCAGACCTTAGAAACCAGTACTCTGCAATGGACGATATTATGGCAGATTGGAATAAGAACGTAGGTAATGAGACTTCGGGCGAGTGGATGTTTAGTGGTTTAGCAGGAAGTCTTTCACCATGGGATAGTGATGTAGAAAATTACGATGACCAAAAACGTGTTTATGCACAGGCCGTTGGTAAGGCACTTGAGGGCGGTAAGTTAACGGACGAGGATTATGTAAATAAGTACATGAAATATTTTCCTGCAAATACCGACTCACCAGAAAGAGCAAAAAACAAAATTGATATATTAAAGAAGTTGCTTAAAGACAGTTACGACAATCGTGTAGAAACTTATAAAGACACAAACTTTAACACCGGTAACTTGCCTTTAGGATTAGGCGACGACCCTGACAAACTTTTAAAAGAACTAGGTCTATGAACAAAGAAAAAATACAACTACTAGCAAAACTTCACAGAGAAGGTAAGTTAAACCCCGAGCAAACACAACGTTTCGTTACGGGGCTAAAAGCTTATAAAGAAAAAGTTACGCCTAAGTATTCTCAAACACCGCACCCTGACATGGGAACGTTTAATAAAGATAGGTATACACTTACTAACTTCTTATCGAACTCTGGAAAAGTAGAAGACTACAGAAGTAAAGATAACCCGCACCTTAGATTTAGTAAAAACGAAGACGGTCAAATTTTTGCGAATACTGAAGGTTCTAATAAATTTCATTCAATTGACCCCGACGGTTCGGAAGGTATAGATTTAGGTGAAGTGGGAGATTGGGGCGATGATATTGCAAAAACAGTTTCCGGTATTGGTGGCGGAATTCTTGGTGCGCTAGGTGGTGCCGCCGCCGGTACAGCAACATTACCCGTTGTTGGAACAGTTGGTGGTGCAGGAGTTGGTGCAGTAGCAGGAAACGCGGCGGGCGAGTCGTTATTCGAAGGTGCTAGACAATGGGCCGGTGGTGAGTTAGGAATTCCCAACAACACTGAAAACGTTGGTTCTGATATGGCGAAAGACGCTGCACTCAATATGGCCATTCCAGTTGCCGGTAAGTATGTAGGTAAAGCAGCAAAAGCCGCAGCACCATACTTTGCTAAACCAGTAAAGGCACTTAAAGATAAGTTGTTAGACTATCAGTCTAAATTAATTCCTGATTTTAATAAATATATTTCCGACGTTGATGACGACGTAATTGATGCCTATTCAGACAGTTCTAGTTTTAGAAAAGGTCTTCGTAATATTGACGCCGGTACAGCAAAAGATACTGAAAACTTACTTACCGATAAGATTGCACAAGCACAAAAAGGTGTTTCTAACGGTCGAAAAGAAAAACTTTGGAAAGAAGGAATTGAACCGCACAGAAAGAACATGAAACCTGTTAACATGACTAAAGTTAGAGGTGTTTATGATGATGCAATTGGCGAACTTCAAAACAAATTTGATACTGACTCTTTAATTGTTCAAGCAAGGAAAGAAGCCGACGAACTTCGAAAAGCTGCAAATACACCCGACATTGCCGGTATGTCTAACCAAGGGCGCAAGTCACTCTTAAAACAAGCCGACGAAATAGAAGAGGCCGCAGTAAAGCAAGTTAACGGCGATCAAGGTTGGCTAGATGACATTGATTTAATAAAAAAACAAAGGGCCAAGGCACTCGGTTCTGGAAATGCAGACATGGTTGACGGCGACAAGGCGTTTGGGATTTCAAAAGATTTGTATGGAATTGGAAGGGCTAATAAAGACGTTATGAAAAGTGATGCAATACAAGCTTTGACAGACCAACAAAAAACAGACGCCGCACTAAGAGCTAGAAAAGCAGGGGCAGCATTAAAAGAAGCTCTTATGGACTCAGTAGAGGACAAGGAAGGTTACCAACAAGCTAACGATGCATACTCAACAATGATGAAATCGTTCGACAAAACGAAAACACAAACAACACAAACGCTTAAGAACCCTAAAAGTCTGCGCAGTAGATTGAAAGAATTTACACGACCTTCCGACGACGAGGGAGTGAACATGGCACAAAAGGCCGCGTTTGAAGACATTGAAAAATATGCAGAACTCGGTGGTGAAAATTTAGACTTCAAAGGCTTTGATAAAGTTCTTCGTGGTGCTAAACAGTTAGGCCCTAACTCTGCCTACGCCGACAAGATTGGTTCGCCAATTGCTAACAAGCTTGCAAATGCCGTCGCAACGGGTGGTTTTTTATTAACTCGCTCTTTTCCTGCTACTAAAACAATTGGTGGTGTAGCAAAGAGTGTTGCCAGTAAAAGAGGTGGTGGTGCTGCGGTTAGAAAATCTTTAGATAGGTTGGCAGCAAAGCAAAGAAATAAAAGTTTATACAGTAAAGCAATTGACAAGAACTTTGAAAAGGTTGGCGACAATATTGACAGTATATTTAACCCATTTAGGGACATGAACCCCGCATTGATGCCTAACACGCCAAATGGAATAGGTGGACTAATGTCGACAATTCCACGTAAAGATAGAATACTCTACAACTTGTACAATGATGACCAATAAGAAAAAGCCCTCTATTACAGGGGGCCTATTTTTTTAAGTTTCTTTAATTGTTTTATGATTTTTTTCTTTTTGTTTTTGTACCACCATGGCACTTTTGCGACAGCAAGAATGTTTGCTAACTCAGTAATCTTTGAATAATGCGTTGACACGTAGTTATTAAATTCCGGTTCATGACAAAATATTTTAACTCCGCTCTCTTCGTTATGTATTGCTTCCGTTTTATAGTTGCTTGTCCAAAAGTCGGGCGAGAAATTAACAGGTTTGCCACCACAACTAGTTAGACCTAAACTGGTCGTTAATAGCACGAGCAGCATTATGTTTGTTCTTATCTTTAATAGCATTCTTAATCGCCTTTTTACGTTTACCGGCTTTATATTTCTCTTTAATAATTTCAAGAATTTCACCCATTATCATTGAAAGTGCTTTAAGACCGATTTTTGTTAATAGTGCTTGCATAATTACTCCAAAAAAAAGGGCCGTAGCCCTCTTAATTACTTGTTCTTTCTTGCTTTGTAGGCGTCATACGCTTCGTCTGGAATTTCAGCAATATCAATTTCCACTGCCAACGAAATCTTCGCTACGGGTTCACCGTCTTTGTTTGTGTCGATTTCTTTTGCAAACTCAACGATTACTTTACCGTTTTCAAATCTTACAATTTTCTTTTCTTCTTCACCCATTCTAATGTCCTTTTTTAAGGTTAATATTTGTTAGAATGTCATTTGACGTGGGCATAATTTAACGTGTCACCAACTATTTTTTATGCCATGAGTTGATTACTTCACAGGCGGCAGAACCTTTGTGCATCTTTCGAACTCTTCCCTTATATGCCCATGGAACATCTTTAACATGTTTGCCTTTATAGTTCCCGTCTTGAAATATAAATTTGTCGTCACCTTTGGGGTTTATGTACTTGCCCGACAGAGACGATATAACGGCATTTGCTTCGTTCATTGTAAGTTTACCAACAACGTCACCACCTAAATGTGTGTCGAGTATACGGCGTTGTTTTACAGTTACAGGCCCGTCATTCTTCCATGGTTTTGCGTTTGCTAGTCCACGGATTAATTGCCCTGTAAAACGACTTGGAAACTTGTTTGTATTAAGCAACCGTTCTAAACTCTTCATGTTCATTTTCGCCGCTAACCTACAAGCCTTACGCACTTCTTTCGAGTGATGATATTCGGGTGTGTCGGTAACGTCGTTTTCTTCTAACCATTCAACAAGTTCTTCAAAGTCTTGGCACTCTTCTTTCTTTTTTGGTTTAATAACTTTGTCGTGCATGTTTTCGATTTCACCCGACTCAATAGACGGCGTGTCACCAATGTAATAAATGTTTGCGTGTGTCTTGCCTTCGTATGGCCTAAGCGCACGACCGGTACGTTGAATGTATGCAATAACTGATTTTGTGTTGAACATGAAAATTGAACTACATATAGGTGCATCGAAACCGGCGGTAAGAACATCAACACTTACAAGAACTTGTATTTCACCCGCTTCGTACTGTTTGAATACTTCGTCCCGTTGCTTTTCGCCCATTTCATCGGTAACAGCCCATGCAACTATGCCGTGTTTATTGAAAACGTCGGTCATTAACTTGCACTCTTCTTTCGATTTCATAAAGACAATACTGTTCTTACCGGCCTCGTGTTCTTGGTACAATTTTAGGACTATCGAACATTTAACGGCACTGTCTGCTACGTCGGACTTAATTTGCTTAAGAACCGGTTTAACTAAGTAACCTTGCTCAATGAGTTCTTGCATGGAAATTTGATAAGCAACCTTGTCGTAAAAACCACTGGCCAAACGTTTGTTCTTAAAAGGCGTTGCAGTGAAGTCTATAACTTGTGCTTGTTCAAACATTCTAAAAACATTCTCATAAGAACTAGAAAAACGACGGTGCGATTCATCGACGATTATATAACGTGGCTTTTTGCCCGAAGTGAAAACGTAGTCAAGCATCTTGTCTTCGTTCGTACTCGATTGCACGGTACTTATAATTACTTGGTCACTTGATTTCGGTCTTACTTGCGCCTGTAATACACCCGTTGCAATGTTGGAAAATTGTTCAAACTTCTTTCTTGTCTGAACAGTTAACAGTGAAAGGTGAGAGAGAATTAAAATACATTCGTCGTCTTTAAGTGTAGGCAAAAGACGTTTACATATTTCGACCATGCAAATTGTTTTACCACTTCCTGTACTGGCAACAACTAAAATATTCCTATGGCCCTCGTTGATTGCAATGATTGTCTGGTCAACTAGTTCTTGTTGGTATGGTCTTAACTTAAGCACAATCAACCTCACTTTGTAGGTGTTGCTTCTTATTAAACCTTCGCAAATCACCAACCAAGTCTTCAATTTCTATTTCACTTGGATTAAACTTAAGAACTTCACCGGTTTCTCTGTCTACCAATCTAACGTTACCGTTCATTCTTTCGATAAAACGTAAACCGTTTCTCTTAGCTTGGCACTTGTCAGTGTATGAATGAGGACTAATGCAACTTATCTTGTTTGACGACAATGAAAACTTCCAAACATAACCATTTCTTTCTTCATCAAAATCAACAATTAGACGCCTTATGAGTTTATTGTGCATGACTGCCCCCATTTAAAAGACGCGCTAAATCAGTAAGCCTTAAAACTGCCATAGGTTCTTGCTTGTCACCCTTTGTTATGAGTAATGCAATTCGCCCAACAACCTTTGGTACTTCGAATATTTTTGTAATTGGTACGTATGCTTTGTATCTTTTACATTGAACATCGAATGAACCAGTTTCAACTAAGTCAATCCCTTGACCGCCGGTTTGTGTTTCGGTTAAGTTTCTTTTCGCTTCTTTGTAACCTAAGTGATCTTTAAAGAAATTTGCGCACCATCTTTCGAATGAATGACCTTTTGTTCTGCTTCTTGCACCTGACATTGTTTTCTCCGTCTCTTCAACTCGGCGTTTATTAGTCGCTTATTGGTTGAAAATTGTTTTCCATGAGGGCCTTTACTTTTGCCTTCCGACTGAAACCATTTGTCAGTGTTTACGAACAGCGCACATAATTGACTTACGTTAAGCGTTTGTACTGATTCTTTTGTTAATGGTTCTCTGTTTAAGCAAGTGTTCAAAGTTCCAACTCTTCTTCGTTAAACGGGCAAGTTTCGCAACAATACGCTTGGAGAATGTGGTTATTTTCACAACCGAAAAAAGACGGTCTACGATATACACTAGAGAAAACTCGGTTCACATGAACTTGGTCATCGTTAAAATGATCTTGGTTGAACATGATTGCGATTGCGTCTTCCTTTTGATAACCCTTATTATTAAACCAACGTGCAAGCGTAGTAATGGTTTCATTCCATTCGCCGTTAAGTGGTTCATTCGTAATAATCTCTCTTATACAGTTAGGTACAAAAGACGATTCGGTGTTGTCATTAGTGTTTCGGTACTCGTTCTTTTCTCTCTCTTCACGTATTTCTGCATTCACCCGATGAATGATTGTGTGCAAGAAACGGATTAAGCTTGAGGTGTCTTTTTTTTGTGAAGCAATTCTTTCTGGTTGACTTTTATTTGAAACAGACCGTATATAGTCCATACCTAATCTTAACTCGTCCAAAGTTATCTTAGTTTTATAAAGGCCAGACTTCGCATGATAAGAACCGTCGCATCTTAATAAGTGCCTTGCTGCATAAACTTGTTTGTCTAAAAACTCACTCTTTGACATTGTTTCGAAAAACATTTTAGAAATACGGTGCGGGTGCGTGTGACCTACAGTTAGCGGTATCATAATATGAAAGCCACGGTTTCCAGAAAAGTAAATCTCCGGCAATAACCCAAATTCAGTTTCAATTATCTCCGCTAAATTAATAACGTCTCGTTCGCACCCAACACCGTCAAAATCTGCGTAAAGTGGTGAGCTAACAGTGTTGCCGTTAATATCATAAGCTTGCAAACTCGCGTGTGTTTCGATTGGTTGACCCTTGCAATTAGAGGACACTAATTTTGCATTGATTAACTTAATCGTATTTTCATTAAGAAGTTTTTGGCCTCTCATGAATTTTTCACTATGAATTTGGTAAGCGTAGTAACGGCAACTCATGTTCCTATAGACCTATGTTGTTTGTTTGTTCTTCGTTATGCGTAACCATATTTCTATAGTCTTGTTTTACTTCGCCACTCTTTTTAGTGAATGGTTTTGCCGCGACGAACTCAATCTTTCTGCCAATTGCAATTTCTTCCGTTGCTTTACCACCAAGAATCTCTTCACGTGACCAAATAGAAAGAATGAACATTTTCCACTCAACTTGCTTCGCCTTGTTTACTTCGAAGTTTGAAGTCTTCGGGTCAAATACAAAGTACTCAATTAATTTGTCTGCATGTTCGCCAGTTTCAACTTTTAAATCGACGCCTAAACCTTTTTCGTTCTTGCGACAATCTGTAATAGTTGCAACTACTTTTTCGTTAACGTTAAACATAATCGGTTCTGGTATTGCCAAGTCGTCTTCTGTGAAGTCGTCAAACAATGAGTCGTTGCCCATTAGAATGTCACCACCAATTACTGGTTCACTTTGTGTTAGAGGCGATTCACCTAAAATTGCTTGTTCCGTTGCGTTGTCCATGTTCTCTCCTTGAGTTATGAAATTATTTCGTTAATCTTTTTAATCGAGGCGTTTGCATTCATTCGTACTTTTTTAATCTTGTCGTTCTTATCGAGTAGCAGATTAATATCGTCTTCGTTCATGGCCGTAGCAACTTCCGAGTCTTCGACAATCTTAGTTAACTTCGTTTTTGCCTTGGTAAAAATTCCAAGTGCATTGTTTAATCTGTTTTCGAGCGTAAACATTAAGCCACCATGTCCTTTTCGATTGCATCATAAGTCGCCTTCATATTTGCAATGTCGATAATGTAGTTTTTAGTTATTAACGGAAGCCTTGAACCGGCTTGAATTCTTTCACTTGGTACGAATGTTAAAACAGGCGTTGCTTGTTTCTTCGTTTGTGGAGCAATGAAACCGATAACGTCACACTTACCATTTAAGAACTTATAAATTCCCTTTGGCATTTCTGGCGTGATTACGTCTTTCGTTACAACACCGCTTGATTCTTCGGTAACGTCTTTCGTTTTTGCGTGAGTAATAAATGTAAGTGGTAAGATTGCGAATAAGTGGTTAACAACGCGCTTGAATTCTTTCGTTAGTAATCCGTAACCGGCACCATGAGATTTATAGTCACCAATTTCATCAACGCCAACTTGCTTGCAAATGTAATCAGTACAAAATTCACCTAAGTCTGAAACGAGGTCAATGCAAATACATGAATAGTTTTCTTTAACTTCTTTTTCGTTCTTCTTGATATACAGAACTAAGTTAATGAATTCTTGCCAGTTGTTGACACGTTCTGCGAATACACCGAGCTCATGGTGACCGTCTTCGGTAGCAATGAATAATGGTTCTAATTTTCCGACCTTTTGATGCGCGGCCAGTGTTGTTTTACCCGTCTTTGGATAAGAGAAAATGATCTTGTGCAATTCTGCAAAGTTCTTCTTTTTCTCGCTTCGTGCGAACTTGAGCGTCATGCGTAACTCCCCAAAATGTCATTAGAAATCTGTATTTCCAGACATGGGGCGTAATTAACTTGACAATAAAAAGAGAATTGCTAAGATAACGGCGTCCCATGTCTGGGGCAACTACACCCTTATTACTAGTTTCGAGCTGCAATTCTTTGCTAGTAGTAGGGGTTTTTTAAATGTCTAACTTTCATTCGTGTGCGTAGTGTGTGTTTGTGTGAAAGGAAACTTATATGTGTAACTTTTACATGGCAACGAAAAAAGCAATTGTTCCAAAATAAACTTCATGTTTTCCTAGTATTTCGGCAAGTTATCTTATTATTTTATTTAGCTTCGTAGTGACTGTGTCTGTAAGTTGTTGAATTTATTCGTCGAGTTACCTTCGATTAGTAACCATAATCTAGACCTTAATGCAACCTTAAGATTTAACCTAAAAGCCGTTGAATAGTTCCGTTTCGTGATTACAGTGTGTTATGAGTGGATATGATGAAGTTGTGTCAAGCGTTTTCTTTGTCTGGAAGTGACTGTAATGAGGCGATAATTAAAAATAATTAAAATAGTTCTTGACTCGGGAAAATCTGCCCACGTCTACTGTTTTGGGGGACGGGAGACAAGTGCGAAGCGCGCAGTCGAACGAGGGGGTTTGTTGCAACTTTAAACGACATTAGGAGTTTGGAGTGCATAACAAACGATTAGGTTAACCGCTAGGTTATTGCCGTAAAGAGATACGACGGACAAGAACTATAAATGGTTGGATAACGTTACCGTAAATGTAAAGCGTCGAAGCGATGGCGTAACCGCCATGTTAAACACCGTAATTTCGCTTATAGTTTTAACAGTTTTAAGTCTTCTTTAATTAACGTTTTATAAACTTCACTTTCTAAAATCTCTTTCTCTACGTTTGCAACTTTGAAGTCGTTACGAATAAGAAAAGTGTCATTAACTTTACGAGCAATTTCGAACTTAATTAGTATTTTCTGCCATTCGTTATAAGTTAAATATTCAACTAAACATTCGGGTAATGAAAACATAATATTATAACGAACAAAGTGACCACCGACCGGCGATAATTTAAACCCTTTGACAACTTCTTGCCTTCGTCTTGCCTGTTCTTTTGCTAACTTCATAAACTCTTTTTTAGTTCCTAACATACGGCCTCCATAACACCTAACTCGGTTGTTGTTCCCGCCAACATTCTCTTTTGTCTGTCTTTCGTTAAATACTTTTCAGTAACTTCGAACTTTGCGTGCCCTAGACGCATTTTAAGCACGGCGTTTCTAACTTCTAAACTATGCCCCGCCTTTTCCATTTGAATGTCTAACTCGTTAGCATACGTTCGTCTCATTGAATGTGGAGTAAGTTCTTCTATGTCCGTTAATTCTGTAATTGAATCAAGCCTTGAGTTTACGGCGCGAGTTGTTATTGGTGTTCCACGTTTTGCGCGGTTGCTTGTACCAGTGAGAATGTAATCAGTTGGTAATAAATCTTTAGTTAATGAACTAAATTGTTTAATCAGTTCTTGAAGACGGTAGAAAATGCTTGCACTAATTGCGATATTTCTTGCCTTAAAGCCCTTACCAGAACGAATAAACACGTAATGGTTTTCACCTTCCTTAACTATGTCCTGTAGTTGAATCATAACAAGTTCTTCCCGACGCGCACCGGTGTTCACTCCTAAAAAGAGAGTCAAATATAACTGTATTTCGCTTGCCGTTTTCGTTTGAAGAATAGAGAACACATTGAACATTGTTTCGCCCGAGTGTGTTGGTGTTGTCTGGTGTTCGGTATCTACGGCCACGCCCTTAACAAGTGCAAACTCGGCATTTTGAATTAAACCTCTAACACGTAAATGTGACATAAACTTCTTTATGGCCGTAAGTTTGGCGTTAACAGTCGAAGAGGAATAGCTTTTAACTAGGTGCTTGCGGTACTCTAAGAACACTTCAAGCGTAATTGAGTTTAAGCTTCTAACGTCCCACGTTTTAGCGACATATTGACCGAATTGAATGACGTTCTGTTCGTAAGCTGCCTTAGTGTGAACATTGTCAATGCACGCAAGGAACACATTAATTTCACTGTTAAATTTCGTTATTAGTTGCATGGTGTTTGCTCCTAGTTGTTACTATTCTTTGTCGTTTTCTTTATGTTTGGTTAATTCGTTACCTACGTAATGCACAATCGGTGCGCCAATCGCTAAAATTATACCACCGACGCAAATTACTATGTGTATTTTCTCCATTACGCCGCCTTTTCGTATTGTTCACGTTCTTTAAGTTGCCTTGCAAGTTGCTTTTCTTCGTTCTTCGCTTGTCGTTGCCACAATATCGCTTCTAGTTCTTCTTTTAATTCTTCGTAATCGTGACCATTAACGCCTCTAGTGTAGTTTTCGCCTAATATCGCCTTAATTCGGGCAATTGGTATATGTTTAAGTGTACTCATTTTCACCCCTTGTATTCAATTTATGTTAGTGGTAGCCTTTAAAGAGAGAACTAGGGTAGCAGTCGTAAACGTTGCAATTTGTCAGACTATAGCCGCCCTAGTTCTAACCCCGAATTCACGGGAACTATGCCGCAAGCTTTTCTTTATATTCCTCATTTCTTAAACGGTTAACCACCTTTGCCATATATTGCATGTCTTCTTGAGTAAATTGGGACGTTGCTTCGTTCTTACGTGCATAATCCCATGTGCTTTTTATATGCTTCATTGGTGAATAGTCTTCAGGTTTGAAATATTGGTTCAATGGGTGTTGAGCATCTAGGCGGTAACTATAAGAACAATCATCGGCAAAAACCACGTTCAATTTATGTTTGTCGTAGCCCATTTCCGTGTATGTGTGAAAGTTTTCGCTTATATGTTTTCTATACTCCGCAAGTGTTTTAAATTCATGCTTTACGCATAGGTTTGTCGGCCCCTCTAGTCTTTCAAGTTCAATTCTTACAAGTCTTTCATTGAACGCCTTTTCACGTTCTGCTTTGATAGTTTCCTCACCACGTAGCATGGAATTAAAGCAATCGTTTAAAGTGTAATAGTACGAACCGGCGTGGTAATCTGTCATAGAGTCGCTATGGTCGGTCAATCGGCGCAAGTTCAAACAATGCACATTATCGTCGCTAGTATTGAATTCAATCGTATAAATCTTATTAACACTCGTAATTGAGTATCGAGACTTTTCAAGTATTACGTTTAACTCTAGTTTTTTCGCTTTATTTAATACTGATTTCAGTTTCATATCTACTCCGTTGATCTACATATATAGTGCAATTAGTTCACGTTCTTGATCAGGCGTTAGACCGTCTAACAATGTGTTTAATTCCTTTTCGTCACTCTCTGTTAATGTGCCATGTTTTTCGTAACAAAACCCATTAGGATTAGGCGCAAGGCCGTAAGAAATTAAGTCACATACGCCGCGCTCAAGTAGTACAATAACTTCGCGTAAGTTAACGTTGGCGGTTTCTTGAAATTCTTCGTTAGTCATTCGTTTCATAGTTACTCCGTAGTATTAGGCAACGTCGTCGTTATCCCAATCGTTATCCATATAGTTGCAAAACTCATTATAAATATCGTTCCAATTGTCTTCATTGATTTGGTGATAGTATTCAATTGCCATTTCGTTTTCATCATCATGTTCTTGAGAGTCGAAATCAATGCTAGGTATGTTAGTCATGTTATAAATTGTACTCATAGACATTGCTGCGTACTTGTCAGATGCTTGCCCCTCATGGTGGTGTGATAACCAGTACCAAATTGCATAGGCCCACATAAAGGCGTCGAAATGGTCATTGATATTTGTGTGTGTTTTAGGTGTTTCCATTATTTACTCCGCACGTTGCTTAAGATTAAATTCTAAGTATTGCTTTTCTAATTTTGCACTGTTTTTAATGTTGCCAGTGAAATATGCATAGTTGTTGTGTAAGAACACAAGCACGCCGTCGACGTCAATCATCGGGTTAATTAAATAGTAATCAAGTTTTACAAGGTGTATATACTCTGTTTTAAGCATGTAAATTGTTACGCCGTCGACTTGATCAAGGGGAATAACTTGTTTGTTCTTTACGCCGTCTCTAAATTGAACTTTCTTAATTTGTCTTTTAGTCATAGTTATACCGGTTCGATTGTTGCGTTGTTTATCAAAGTATTCTTTAAGTTTCTTATTCATAAACACTCCGTTATTAACGTTGATTATTTTCTATTAACTAATGTTCTTACTTGCGCTTTGATTGATTCGGGCACTACGTAGTTACTTGACGATTGACCCATTTTAATCTGAGTTATAATCATGTCGTTCTTTGCTTCACTTGCATTGATTACGTAGTTTGTTGCAGTGATTAGGGCGATGATTATTAGTAGGTTTTTCATGTTAGTTGCTCCGTTGCGTGTTAGTCGTTCGTTGCGTGTTCTTATAGGTGTTGTTATTAGTATGCGTTTACGTGTGAATGCTTTAAGTTATCAAGTGAGGCGTCGACATATTCAAAGGCGTTAAAATAAGCGTCGTCGCTAACCATGTCAGTTGCGTCGAATTGTATTTGCGCTTCTTTGATTACTTCGACACGTTGGTAATTTGTTACGTTAAAGTTGTGGTCAAGTTCAAATATTATAGCGTCGATCATTGTCATATATACCCCGTTGATTGCTATTCGTTGTTGCGTTGGATCAATTGTAACACGTATCGGTTTCATAATATAAATATTTATGTGAAATAGAGACTTATTTGCGTATTTTGTGTGATTATAGGACGTTGCGTTGTGTACATATTACAACGATTGTATGGCCGTATTACTCACTATAAAGATAGGGCAATGTAAACGGTAACGAATAGGCGCAACACCAATGGCAACGGCAACGTAAGGGCATAGCATAGACGTGAGGGCATCAACGGGAATAGGTGGGGATAATTAGGGGGGTAACGATTATGCAATTCAATCGCATTTATTATTATGAACTCTGTTAGATTCTATTCAGTTTCTATTACACATAATAGACATTAAGTGAAGTAGACGCAGTAAGCAAAGCCAATGCCAACAATTTCTCAACATGGGGGAGGGGGAGGGTCGCCGTCGCGTAAGTTAATATTAATCATTCCCCGCATTAATTTTTTCTTCCGCCGTATTCCGCAATTCATTCCCCACACAAAATTTTAAGGTTCCCCCTCACCGCCCTTTGCCCTCGTTTCCCCCGTTAGTGTTTTCGCTAACACTTGCTAACGTTTTTTCCGTTTAATTTTTTTTAGGCCTTGACGTCTCCAAGTCACCCCCATAACTTATTTGCATTAGAGCATGTATTGGTTTTGTTTTCGTTGACGCGCGATTAACATTAACAACTCTTTATGTAGACATGCAGGCCAGAGTGGCGAACCGTAATTAAGTTCGATGAATCACTGGTAACGGGCGGGAGTATGAACGCGCAACTCTCGTCCTTTTTTTTTCGGTGCAATACGTGCACACATAAACGCATTATTCGGTGCAAGTGTCTCTCAAGAACGATAAACGGCAGCACATTTAAATGTTCTTATATGTACAATTAACCCCGAAATGCACACTTAAATGTTCTTATATGTACAATTATTGCCAATTCCAATTCACCCGCATAATGTTCTTGTATGACAAAGCAAAAGACTAAAACTATTCCCTATGGCGGTAAACGAGTAAAGTTCTACGGCGCAGACCCAAGTGAAGTCAATAACAAACGTCCACGGCAAGAAGCAAAGAGACACATAAGAACAGAGTTCGACGACATGGCAGACAATAAGTTTCTCGACATGATTGCCGGTTTCAAAGGCAAGGACGACGAAGTTTCTCGTTGGGATAATTACGACGTGCCGACACTTGAAGAAATCATTGAAGCCGAAATCGACGACCTATGGTGCCAACGCGCACTCGACAAAGCCGCATAACACTTTCCCCGTCCATTGTTCGCCCGTTTTGCACACTTTCCCCAACCATTAATGTTCTTGACAGTTAAAAGTCACCCCCGCATGTTTTCTGTATGGATATAATCGAAAAGGCAATTGCGTTCGCCACAGAAGCGCACGAAGGACAAGTACGAAAGTACACCGGACTCCCGTACATTATTCACCCATTGGCAGTCGCCTCGAAAGTTGCGGAAGTAACTGACGATAAGAACATGTATTGTGCAGCAATCTTGCATGACGTAGTTGAGGACACCAAGTTTTCACTCGACGACATTAAGTATTCGTTTGGTGCCGACATAGAAGAACTCGTATTCTGGTTAACGGACATTTCGCAACCGAAGCATGGAAAACGTTCTGTACGTAAGTCAATTGACCGAGAACATATTGGACGTGCGCCGAAAGAAGCCAAGACAATTAAACTTGCCGATTTAATTCACAATACGCAATCAATCGTTAAGCACGACGAAAGGTTTGCGAAAGTGTACATGCAAGAAAAAAGGTTACTGCTTGATGTTCTTCAGGAAGGTAACGAAGAGTTACATAAGCAGGCGTCGCACATTGTTTTTGAATACGAAATTAAACAGGCGTCGGAAAGAATTAGAATGAGTCAACAAGCAATGGCAAGCGAGCATTTTTTTAAAGTTCCGCATCGACCACGGGAATTCTTCGCCGGTAGAGGTTTTAATTTTCCAGAAGAGGCTTATCGTATTGCGGGCATTTGACAATTAAAAGTCGCACGCCTACGTTTTATTAAAGACTAGGAAGCCGGTATTAGCCATATCAAAAAGGGCGATGACATAGCCTGCTAACTCAGGTCTAGGCGATAACGAACTACCCCCTACAACTCGCGCCCTAAGAAGAATGTAAAATGGGACGGAAGTAAACCGACAAAAATAAACATTATGCCGCACAAGGTGTTTAGACCCTTTAAGTCTTCGAACTTATAAATCGAGTGCGGCATTTTTAAATTCACGGTGCTATAGTCTAGTAGGTTATGACGTCGCCCTGTCACGGCGAAGATCACGTGTTCGAATCACGTTAGCACCGCCATAAAAGAACCTACCTCTAGTACATATAAACCATATATTAACAACTTGTGTTAGCTTTGTTTGTAAAAGTTACCCGTTTCTTAAACATAATCAATCTTACCTTTAACACTGACAATACTTAATGTATGTTTTCGACCTGTATACACAAATCTTATTATAGGTAACAAGTTTGCAAGACAAGATTAAAGATAAACAAATTCGAAAGTTGTGTCTAGAGGTCTTTAAAGATAATGACTTCGACGATATAGCCGCGTCTGTTATTGCAAGACTAGACACTAAAAACAGTGAGTCTTTACGGCGACTAGACGTCGACTATCTTATATTTATAATTCAACAAGCCCTTAAGTTCCGAGAGGAAATAGGCAACGTTCTTTTTAATGAACATGACAAAGATAGTGAAGAGTTCAAAGACTTTGTATTCCTCGCCGCCGATTCAGTCGTAATCTACAAAGGTAGAACAGTTAAATGTACGCATGCGGTGTTTCAAACTCTGCAAGAACTGTATGTGAATAAGAATTGCGTAGTTAGAAAACAAGACAACACCAAAAGAGTAATCGAACAAATACGGGGAAAGTTTCCCGACCTGTTAATAAAAAACATTCGTGGCGTCGGCTACAAATTAATTATCAAATCATAAGGGGCCGTAATCACGGTCTTTTTTAATTTTATTTTAAATTCATTCATTTTTTTCTTTCTTCGTTAATTCATGCCCACGTTAACTAGTACTCGAAACAACAGCGAGGAACTAGAAATGAATATCAAACCTACATGGGTAACGATTTGGAAGAAACAGCACAAGACACGTGGAACAACTGAATTCGTAGAACTATTCATTTCTTATAAAACCGGCAGAGATTCATATTCAAAATACAATAACGTTGCGGCGGTTGCCTACGGCGATGTTGCACGTCAATTCACAAACATAAACATTAAACAATCCATACAAGTTCTTGAAGGGCAGATGCGTTTTCCAACATGGGAAGGTAAAGACGGCCAGAAAAAATCAAAGGGCGAGTTAACCATATTCAAATTTCAAAAGGAAGAAGATGACAAGAAAGGAATTCTACACGCGTCTACTAGCACACGGTAAAGAGCGCATATATGACCACGAAATGCTGATACAAAAATTCAGAAACACATGGCGTCCGGCGAACCTTGATTGGCACTTACGGACACTAAGAACAAATAAGAAAGTAGTGAAAATTTCACAACAAGAACTTAAGAAAATTAAAAAGGAAGAATGATGAGGAAACAGGGTCGACACTTAATTTCAAACGAAGAGTATCATGCTGATAAAGAGTTTAAATCATCGTCGGAAATCAAAGTTGCATTAGACCCTGCTTTATATAATCACGTAGTCAATTTAGGAAATGGTAAAAAGAAAACAAACACGGGAATGGAACAAGGTAACTTAATCCACACCATAAACCTTGAACCCGAAAAGTTCGACGAAGAGTACTTCATAGTTG